GCGGCAATCAAGAAAACAATCGCGCTACTCAAATCGTAAAACAACAGGAGAGAATCATGGCACCCGAACTCAAGGAACTGATCGAACAGCAGGGCAACGCCTTCGCGGAATACAAGGCGACGCTCGAGGCCAAGATCGAAGCACTCAAAAAGGACAACGGAACCGCCGAACTCGACGGCAAAATCAAGAACATCCTCACCGACTACGACTCGATGAAGGAACGCGTGGACAAAGTCCATGCCGACCTCCAGCAGGTCAAGATCGGAACTGGCGGAACCCAGAACCACGAGGATCCGAAAGTCAAGGCGCACAAGGAAGCTTTCACGTCCTATTGCCGCCGGAACGACCCCAGCAAGTTCTCGAACGTCGTCCAGGTCGGAGTTGACGCCGACGGCGGATTCGCCTGCCCGGCTGAAATTTCCAGCCGCGTCGTTGCCACTATCGCAAACGGAAACCCGATCCGGCAACTCGCCACCGTCGAGACCACGAACCGGTCATCGTTCCAAATCCTCCAGGATCCGAACGACATGGTTGCCGTACGCGTCGGCGAAATGGGCGCCCGCGCCGAAAGCGCGACTCCGCAGATCGGCATGGTCGAGATCGTTCCGCGCGAAATGTACGCATATCCGCGGACAACGCAACAAGCACTCGATGATTCCGTTTGGAACTTCGAATCTTGGCTGGTCGGAAAAGCGGCACGCGCCTTCCAGAATTTGGAAGTTACCGAACACGCCGCCGGAAACGGCGTGCTTGGCGCACGCGGGATCACCGATTATCCGACCGTTCTCGATGCGAACTGGGCATGGGGCTCGATCGGGCGCATCCATACTGGACAGGCCGCGACCATCGGATTGACCGGCGCGGAACTCGTCAGTTGCATGGCCGCTCTGGAAGACGAGTACAAGACAAATGCCGCATGGATCATGAACCGTGCGACTCTCACGTCCTATCGACTTCTCCGTGCAGGCGCGAATGCGGCGAACATGTTCCTGTTCTGGCAACCGTCCCTCCAGCCTGGAATGCCGGACACCCTTCTCGGGTTCCCGGTCTACACCAGCGCTGGAATGCCGGTGCAGAACAACAACACGCACATCGTTGCGTTTGGCGACATCAAGGCCGCGTATACGATCGTTGATCGCTCCGGAATGAGCATCATCCGCGACAACATCACAACGCCGGGATTCGTCCGCTTCCACGTGTACCGCCGTTCGAGCGGTGCAGTGGTCAACTTCCAAGCCGTCAAGGTCATCCGTTGCGCGGCATGATGTAACGGAAACTGAAACCACGGGGCGGGAAAGCCGCCCCAAATTTCACAAACAGAAAACAGAAAAGGGATAAACAATGAACGATTTGCATTCCAACATCACTGCGGACGGCCTCAACGCGAAGGGTCCGATTCGCCTGGGCGCGTCCGGCTCGGTTGTCTCGGATCTCCGGGGATTCGCCGCCGCAGAAATCCTGATCCAGTTGTCCGGAACTGGCGCGACGTTCTCCGCCGCGAACCTCGTCCGGCTCTCGATCCTCCACGGCGACACCTCGACGGCGGCCACCGCCGCCTGTTCCGCCTCCGATCTGATCACCGACATCACCCCCGTGGCTGGCGTGGTCAAAACCTACAACAGTTCCACCGCCGCCGCTCCCGGACTGACGAAGATCGGGTATGTCGGCGGGCGTCGTTACCTTCGCGTCCGCTATGCGGCATCCGGGACCGCAACCGGCGCCACCGGCATGACCGGCACGCGGATCGGGATCGCTGTCATCAAAGGTCGTCCGGGTCAGGCGCCCGTGGCGTAATCGGAGAAAATGATGGATTGCATCGGGTACAGAGTCACAACGGACGCCACGACGGAACCCGTTTCCGTCGCGGATATGAAAACGTACCTGCGCCTGTCCGGCAGCACATACGATGCTATGCTCGGCGGCTTGATAACCGCTTGTCGGCAGTATCTCGAAAGAACTACCGGAAGGTTATTCCTGAGCCAGACGGTCGCGGTGCAGTTTTTGTACTTCGGAAATATTCTCGATCTCCCGGTGACTCCGGTGCAATCCATCACCTCTGTAGCCTACAAGACTGCCGGGCAGGCGGCGACATTGCCGTCCGGCGACTACGCGCTTGATTCGTACGGACTGTTCCCGAAGATCGTCCCCGCTTACGGCGTATCGTGGCCGGCGGCTGACGCGGAGAGTGTGATCGTCACGCTCTCCGGCGGTGCGACGGTAGCGGACAAACTCGGAATCGTCCTGGTCGAGGCCATGGTGGCGGACCTGTTCGAGCATCCTGAATCGAACGTCGAGCTGACGTTGCAGGAAAACAAGGTCGTATCGAGGCTGTTCAACGCATGGAGGACGCGGTGAGAGTCGGACACCTGCGCGATTCCATCACTATCGAAACACCGTCCGCTTCGGTCACTTCGTACGGTGAGCCGGTCGATACGTGGACAACGTTCGCAACGGTCTTCGGCGAACTGCGTTCGGTGTCCGGTAGAGAATACATGCAATCTGAGCGCATCCAGGGCGACGTTTCGCACATGATCACGATTCGGCATCTTGCAGGATTATTGCCGAAGATGCGGGCGAAAATCGGGACGCGGGTTTTCGAAATCATAGCGGTTCTTCCGGACAGGACGAACGCGAAATTTCAGCAGGTAATCACCAGGGAAAAGGCTTCATAGCATGGCGACCCGAAACAGGTTTTCAGGGCAAGGCGATTTCATCAGGGATTCCGGATCCCAGAAATGGATCAACGTGTTCGGCGATGTGCAGGTGATCCAGAACATGCAACGGCTGAAAACGAAGATCGAACGGAAGATTTTGAAAAAGGCTATCGCAAACGCACTGAAGCCAGTGGCAAAGATTGCCAGACAAAAGGCCGCGAAGAAATCAGGGCTTTTGAAAGCATCAATCAAGTCGGCTGTAACGAAAATGGGATCGGGCAAGGTCTTCGTGGATCCGAAAGTTTTCGCGATCAAGAGCAAGGAGACCGGCGGCGAACTCAAGCGCGTGATCGTCAAGGGCGGAGCGGCCAAGCAGGGCAACCAGAAAATCCAGCGGAAGATACTGGCGATCCACGGCGACGGAGCGAAGATCAGGAAGCCTGCGAACTACGCGCATCTGCTGGAGTTCGGGACTAAGCGCACGAAGGCGCACCCGTTCATGCGCCCGGCACTGGCCGAGGGGAGAAATTCTGCAATCGGCGAAATCGCCAAGGAAGTCGAGAAAGCGTTGAAATCATGAAATCAGGGATCCGAACATATCTGCTGGCTGACTCCGCGATTGCGGCGGCATGCCCGCGCATATACTCGTTCCCTGCTCCGAACAACGCTACGAAACCGTACCTCTTGCTGTCACGCGTTTCGGCGTCGATTCAAAATCTGATTTCTTCGAGCCTGAATATCTACGAAGAAACGTGGCAAATCGACGTGATCGCATCGAGCGAATCGACTGCGGAGGCGGTGAAGGAGTTGATCATCACGCGCATGAACATTGCGGATCGGGTCGAGATGGGGAGCTACACGGTATACTCCTGTTCGCTGTCCGGCGTGAATGATTTGTCGGAACTCGAAATGGAAGGCGGCCAGATGACGGACATCCGGATCAGCCTCGATTTTACAATGATCCGAGACCGCGAAGCGACGCCAGTCGTTCCGCCTCCGGAACCAAACCCGTAACCAAAGGGCAAAACAATGGGCAAGACGACCATCATCGTTGACGGCGCGGGTGTCGGAGCGACGTTCAATTCGGTCCCGATCACCGACATCAACAACGTAGGCTTTTCGCCGATGGGCGAACGAGACGAAATCAAACTCACCACGCTTGACGCAACTGACTTCGAAGTCGGTCTTCTCGGCGATCTGGTCGCCATCGACGACGTGGTGATCAACAAGAAGGCCGATCCTGCGGCGGACATCGCGCACACGAAGGACAACAAACTTCTGGTCATCACCTACAAGATTGGGAAGGCGACGACCAAGACGGCCACGTTCTGGGCGCAGCTCAAGAGCGTTTCGCCCTCGACGATCGAACGCGCCCCCGGCGACGGCGTCAACGTCGATCTGGTGTTCGCGGTAACGAACCTGAACGCAAGCCTGGTCGAAACCGGCCCGGTCCTGACATAAGGAGAAATTGGAAATGAGCAAAGCTACGATCATCATCGACGGAGCGGACGTGACCGTTGAGTTCGGTGCCGCGACCATCGGCAATGTCAACTCGGTTGCGTTCGGCCTTTTCGGCGAACGTCCCGAAATCAACCTCACGACCATTGATGCGACGAAATTCAAAACGAAGCTGCTCGGCGATCTTCAAAAGGTTCAGGATGTCGTCGTTAGCAAGAAATCCGAACCCGCGCTCGATGCGGCTCTTTACGACACCGTTCCCGAGGCTCTTGTCATCACCTACAAGGTCGGGAAAAAAGACGCGAAAGTGACCACGTTCTACGCTCAGTTGAAAAATATTTCCGCTTCGAGCATCGAACGGGCTCCCGGCGACGGCGTGAACGTCGATCTGAATTTCTTCGTCACGAACATGGACGAAGCCTTTGACGAAATCGGACCCGAGACCGTAGATGTGACGTGAGGTGAAAAATGACACTGATTGACAAAGTGAAGAAAAACCGCCTGCGCCAAGCGGAATACATGGACGAACCGATTCAGGTCCGGGTGTACTCCGGGCCGGAGCTGAAGTCCATGGTCGAGAAAATCAAGGGCGGAGTCGATACCGAGATCGCGGAAATTCTCGCGGCTCAATTTCTCGACTCGGACGGCAAACCGGTTTTCACCCCCGAATTTCTTCTTTCGGACGAATGCCCGAACGTGGTGTTTACGGAAATCTCCATGCTGTTCATGGCGGTAAATTCGGGAACCCATAAAAAAAAATAGAAGATTCCGAATTCGTCCCGGAAAGAACGCCGCTTTTCAGGGTGGCGAAAGCGACGGGAATCTGGGACGTTGATAAGCTGGAGAACGAAATGCCGCTGTGCATGATCGCAGAATGGAACCAGTACTTGGACTATGAGATTTCGCAGTACGCGAAAGCGATCCTCGGTGCGCTCCCGGCGGCAAGCAAGATCGGAGGGAGCGGAGGCGGAGGAGGAGAAATTCGCCTCACCGACCCGGGCGCAATATCGGGATTTTTCGACGCAATGAACAAGGGGAACGGCAATGGCTAAGGGGCTCGGGACATTGACGGTATGGCTGAATACCGACACGTCGAAGATGGCGAAGGGGCTTTCGTCCGGCGCCGCGATGATCAAGACGTTCTCGTTCGCCGCAAAGGCCGCTGGCGCGGCTGTGGCCGGGTCGATCACCGCGCTCGGCGTGCAATCCGTACGGGCGTTCATGGTGCAGGAAGAAGCGACGAACGCGCTCTCGGCGGCTCTTCGGAACATCGGAGCGAACGCCGAACTTGCAATGCCGTCCCTGAAAAAATTCGCGGGCGAAATCCAAAAGCAGACTGTCTACGGCGATGAGGCAATTGAAAAGATGATGGCCTACGGATTGAACCTCGGTATCAATGCGGACCAGATCAAGGCCGCCACGACTGCGGCGGCAGGGCTCGCGGCGAAATACGGAATTGATCTGTCGTCCGCCATGCAGCTCGTAGGCCGCGCATCGCAGGGCCAGACGCAGATGCTTGCTAGGTACGGAATCGTTCTACAGGACGGCCTTACGAAAGAAGAAAAATTCAACGAGCTTCTTCGGATCGGTGCGGATAATTTCGGGCTCGCGACCGCTCAGACAAACACGCTGTCCGGGAAACTCTCGCAACTCTCGAACATCTGGGGCGATCTGAAGGAGGGCATTGGCGCGGTGCTTGTCGAGGTATTTGATCTCGGCGGCGGAACCGATTGGCTCGTGGAGAAAATCAGAGGAGTTGCGGAATACATCCAGTCGAACACAACATCAATCTCATTTTTCATCAAGTCGATTTACATCGAGGCGAAATTCGCGATCCTCCAAACTACGACGCTGATCGGGAATATCGGTGGCGCAGTCGCCGATGTCCTTGGAGCCGCAGGGAAAAACATAGCGAATATTTTCATGTGGCTTTGGGATAACTCCAGCAAACTTTTCGACAACATTTTCGAGATCGCGCAAGGATACGTCATGGACTACCTTAAGTTTTTCGAAAACTTCGGTAAGACTCTGTACGATGTAATGCTTGCGTCATGGGACGCAATTTTATCGGTCATGAAAGGAGGCTCCGTAGGCGACGCACTCGATTCTGTTTTTGAAAAAGCGGTCGAAGGTCTCGCGAAAACGGTCGGCGACATCGGGCGCGAAACCGAAGCCGCGCTAAACAAGGCCGGTGTTTCAAAACTCGAAATCGAGGCTCCGGATTACGAGGGATCATGGAACAAGATCACCGGCGACATAGCCAGGCTTGACGCGGAACGCGAAGCCGCGCTCGAATCCCTCTTCGAAAAGTCCATGGAAAAGGTCGGCATGAAACCAGGACAAACCCCGGCGCCTGGAGCGAAACCGGGAGACCAGGCGAAGAAGGCGGAAATGAAAGCGGAGAGTTCGATCGTATCGGCTGTTCAGAAGGGCAGCGCGGAAGCGCTGAAGATCGAAAATACCCGCGTCCGGAAGGAAGACCAGATCGCCAAGAACACCATGCAGACGGCAAAAAACACCGGCGACATCGTAAAGGCGTTGAAGGGGCTCGGCAAA